AGTGCCACCGAGGACGTTTCCGCCAGCACCAAATTCCCATGAGTTTCCGAGTGTGTTAGACCTCGCGCTCAGCAGAACTCCGTTGTTGGTGCTGGTGCGCTTGTAGACAGCCATATGCGAGCGCACGTTGCCGCCGGTGATCCACGCTGACGATTGCAGGCCGGTTTGTAAATACTTGCTGCTGCCGTTGCCCTTTAGCCCGCCCGTCGCCCCTGTCTCAACGTAATCGCCAGCCGCAAAGTTGACGTTCGTATCCGTCGCGTTCCCGAACTGCGTCCCGCCAAGGGACTGCCCCCGATAGAGCGGAACCAGTGCGGCTGAGAGTCCGGTGCCGCAGAACAGGTTGAGACGGTAGAAGCGTGAGCGGATGCCAGCCGCGTCGATGGAGTTGCAGAAGGTATTGACCGCGCTCGCGGTGGAGGTGCTGACCTCGCCGCCGTTGTCGTAGACGCGGTTTATCCACGATTGGGCGTCGGCGTTGGAGACCTGCGGGACGATGGCCGCTCCAATGGCGTTGTAGAGGGCCGTGACGCGGCTATCCAAGGAGGCGAGCGTCAGCCCTTCACCGATGCTGTAGAAGGCGAGGCGACCGTTTGCGAACGCGGTACCTGTTGTTCGATTGAACACCAAGTGATCCGCCGCGTCTGAGCCGTCGCTGGCCTGCGTGACGGATGATGTCGTTCCGGCTATGCGGCGGCCATACGCTGCGCTGTCTTGGCGCGAAACGCCTATGAACCCGGTGCTAAGTCCGCTGTTGTTAGCCCCGACGTTAAACGTCTGGTTTCGACTGCGCGTTCCGTACGAGGAGCCTGACGCCTGAGTGAGGATGTGCGATGCGCCAGCGTTAGCCTGACCATTGCCAATATACGCTCTAGTGGCGTCGGCCACGTTTGCGACCGTGACGTAAACACTGAGGTGCAGGTTGTTTTGCGGGTCAGCAGTTCCCGCCCTGTTTGAATTGAGATACTTATTGCTGCCGTTGCCAACCAGACCCGTCTTGCGGTTGTAGTCGCCTGTCGCGAAGTTCACGTTCGTCGGTGCCGCACCGACCAGCGGCACCAGCGCACCCGCGAGCGTCCTTGCGCCCATGAGGACGCAAGACGCTTTGATGGCGGACCAGATGCCGTCGGCCTTGCATCCGACGACGAAGTTGTTGATCGCCGTGCGGACGGCAGCCTCTAGCGCCTGCCCATCGGCTGCTTCTACAGCGGCGATGTAGGCCGCTGCCGCCGGGTCTAGCGAGGCTCGGAAGTAACCGATTTTGCCTGCAAGCATTAGAAGTTTTGTGCCGCCGTGCCAAACCAGTTCGTGCCGTCCGAGACGAAGACGAGAATGTCCCGCTTGTTGCTCGTCGCCGTGATCGTGGGCGCGGTGCCGCCCGCCCACAGGACGCCAGTAAACGTCGCGGTGAACGTCCCGCCCTGCGTGAGGATCAACGTGATCGACGCCCCAGCGGTCGGGCTGGGCATGGTGAATGTGCAATTACCCGAGAGCGTCACAGTCTGGACGCTGCCGGTGGTCAGGGCCAGCGTCGTGGAGGTGCCGCTGTTGCCCACCGTTTGCGTTTGCTCAAGGACGATGGGGAGGCGGGCGAGGGCCAGACTTCCGCTACCGATCTGCGAGGCTGGGAGGCTGGGGATGCGAGCAACGTCCAGCGTTCCCGTTAGGTCAGCCGCCGATCCACTGGTGGCGACTGCGGCGAGGCCGCTCACCTGACTTGCCGTATGCGTATGAAGTTGAGTAGCTGCATCAGTGATCCCATACCCCGCCAGCGTGGTGGGCGTGCCGGTCAGCTCGCTCCATGTGCTAGCCCCTCCACCGGCCGCGGCACTGTTGACGGCCGCCACGTACGTTGCCTCGTCAATCTCCTCCATGGCATCCGCCTCAATGAGAGGCGTGATGGCGGCGAGGATGGCGGTGTACTGGGGGAGGTCGGTATCGACGGCGAGGAGGACTCGTCGGAATCCGTCCCGGGGAGCCTGGAGGGCGGTCTGGAAGATGGACTTAGCCGTGCCGGTGGGATAGCCCAGCTGGACGTTCAGCGACTGCCGGAGGGCTTCGTACGTGGCTTCTGCGGTAATGTAATAGCGCTGCATTACAGGCCCCATTTCGCAGAGAGATAACGAGTGATCGCCGTCGCCTGCGGACTGCTTAGAGTGGCGTCGTAGACCAGCACCTCACCGATCAGTCCCTTGTAGAAGTTCTTCAGCGAGCCACCGGACCAGCCGGCACCGATTCTTCCATCCACCCCATAGAACGCCGCCGACGTGGATGGATTGCCGGAAGCGGAGATCACCGCCAGCCCAGCGGCCGACGATGACAGGGTGAAAGACTGCGTCCCGGAGGATGCAAGATGAATCACCGTCTGGGTGGTGGACGTAGCCGGATTCGTTACAGCGAACGCATGCCACGTTGAGAGAGTCGTGACCGGGAGCGACAGCGTGTCGTTGATCCCGTCGAATGACAGCGCCGGGCGAGTTCCAATAGACGACACGGTCGGCTGGTTGTTCGTCGCCGTCTGCACCGCCGATGAGCCGAACTTGGCAGACCACTCCCTAGCCGTCTGGGAGTCGTCCAGCCACAGCACTAGCCCGCCAATGGAGCGTGGGTCGAACGACCGGCGAGGGATCACAGGATTCTCCAGCGAGACGACGCGGCGTGATACACCAGCGTGGCCGACCCGCCGTCTGCATACAGGACATAGTTCGCCCCGTACGCAGAGCGGAAGCGATTGGCCGCCGTGCTGGAGGTGGACTCATGGGCCAGCGTGATGTTGGCCGTAGCGCTCACGTTGACCAGGAGAACACAGAACCCATCCACCGCACTGGCCGCAAGGCCGGTGATGTTCAACGCTCCGCTCGCCGTGATGTAGACCACATCCGCCACGCCGGGGGACCAGTCGTTCTGGCTGCTCGTCAGCGATGGAGTGAGGACTACGGGAGTAATCGCATCGGCACCAGTGCTGCGGTGCGAGGTGGCGTGGCTCGTCGGCACCCGGCTGTCAATGAGCCGACCGTCCGAGCCCAAGACCACCTCCGTAGCAGAGGCGTTGCCCACCGCCGGCACGTTACGCGAGGCAGCGGTCCCGGCATCGGTGACGGCACTCAGGGTGTGCTGATGGCTGGCCAGCGCAGCCCCAATGGCCGCCGGGGTGATGGGATCGGTTCCTGCAGACCCGTGCGAACTGGCATGACCAGTAGGGGCACGGGCATTAGTAAGGCGGGCGTCATTGGTTGCCACCGCCCCAATCGCTGCGGGCGTAATGGGATCAGTGCCGGCCGAGCCGTGAGTCGCTGCATGGCTAGCAGGGGCCCCGCCGCCAAGCGCAGCAATAGAAGCCAGCGTGACCTTGTTCGTCACGGTGCCGTCACCGCTGTCGGCGGCCACAACCGCATCAGCGGCAGCGGAGGAGAGCGGAAGCTGGGAGATGAATGTGTCTGGCATTAGTACTTCACCGTGATGTTCTTGGCGTCCTTAGTGATCAGGAAATTGCCGTTAGCGGCTTTGAGCGTGTACACCACCCGCACCACAGGCTGTGGTTTCTTGCGGGGAGCAAGCGTGATGCTGCTGGTCATCCCTTCACCAGCACAGAGAGGTTGCAGCTGGCCGCACCGACGATGACCGGCGCGACGTACCCAAAGCCGAAGCAAGCCTCCGGGATCGGGTGGGCACCAACAACCACCGCCGTGGTTACGGCAGCGCCATCGGAGAACACCTGAACTGGCACGTCCTCTGGACCCGCCGATGCATGCCAGCGGATTTGCGTGGCGCCATTGGTATTACCAATGATGACGCCGCCGCCGGAGTAACGGCCGTACGGAATACGCGGCGTGGTAGCCGCCGCCGACGACGCGGCAACGACCGTTGCACCATAGAAGAACCGTTCAATCTGACTCATTATCGACCTTTCGCTCTGTAAGTGTGCTTCTCCAGGATGCGCTCCCGCACATCCGCCGCCTTGGCGCCCGGGTTCTTCCGAAGCTCCTTGGCGACCTCTCGTTTTACGATCTTCTCGTTGATCAGCTTTCTCTGCGGGGCAGCCGGGCCCGGGTCGTAATTGACCGTGCCAGCCACAGCCAGCCGGCGGTTATGGGCCACGCGCATGATGTCGTCGTTCGATGACACCCAGGCTTCGGGGTCTTTCCATCCACGCTTGTCGGCCAGCCCGCCGCAGTAGTACTTGCCGGAGATACTGATCCCGGCTTCCTTGGCTTCTTTGACCATCCACTTCGCAGACTGGACGGGCATGTCATCCAACTGCTGGTTGTTCATGCGGCCTTCCATGAACGCCCGGTCGGAGCCCTTGGTGCCCGGGGCGACCTGGAGAGCGCACATCGTGGCCCAGCGCTCACCGTAGGGCAGGGCACGCCTGTACGTCTCAATCGCCTCGCGGCCGGCTCGCTGGACTTCGACGGGGATATCCATACTGGGCTATTGTCCTTGGGGAGGTGGAGCGGGGGGTTGCTCGCCCGGAGGAGGACCAGGGGGCGGAGGAGGCGGTGCTGGAACGAGGTACGACGACACGTCGAACTGGTTCACCTGACCCCAGGCCGTCATCAGGCTGTTAAACAGATCGGGCTGCCCAGCCTGAAGAAGACCCTGCGCCACAGGCATGGCCACCTGCAGGAAGTTGTTGAGGTTCTCCGTCTTCGTCGCGAGATTCGGTTTACGAGCTGACCCGGCTTCGACGCGGTAGGAGTACTCGCGGACAATCGCGTCGGGGTTCTCACCCTGGACGTGCATGCCCCACGCCTGTGCAGCCATCGGTCCAAGAAGCGGTTCCACATCTTGCGGATAGATCAACCACCGGGCGAGGAGGGCTTCCTTGCGAGCGACCTCCGAGAGAGCGTCTTCCAGAATGTTCGCGTAGTCGTCCGGCCTGACCGAGATTTGCTCGGCCTTCACCTGGGCTTCTGCAGCTGACCGGAACTGATTCCGGGTCATACCATACAAAAGTTCAGTAAGGCCCACGCGGCGGTCGAAGAGGGCCGTGACCTCGCTGATGATCTGGTACATGTCCTGGGTCACGCCAGGAGTCTGGAACACCGAGATCACGTCACTGACCGATCTGCCCACCGCCTCCGAGATTTCAACGATGTTGAATCCCTTCTCCGACTTCTCCAGAATCTTGGCCTTCAGGTCTGGGTCAGCCGCCTTGGCAACACCGATCAGCGTCTGCGAGGACGTGGCGATCCGGGTGGCGAGGAACGACATCGCCCAGTTGATAAACCGCAATTCCGAAATGCCGGGGCGGATCAACGAGATCGGCCAGGAGTAGCCGGGCTTTCCGTGCCACGCCAGGAGCGTGAAGGGCCAGCCGTTAGGTTCCGCCCAAAACGGAATCGGCCACTGTGCAGCCATGAAGAAGTTCTGTGGCACCCCGTTCTCGCCGGCTTCTTCCTGGAGCAGGGCAGGGGGGAGATTCAGCGGGAACTCCACGCCCTCTGCGACGACGATGTAACAGTTGGTGCCTAACGAATCAAACTTCCCTTGCAGGTCCTTGTCGGCGTCCTTCAGGCGATCTCCAAAGCCGGTCTTGGAGTAAATCTCCCAGTAGCAGATGAGGTCGTTCGTCTTGCCGTTCTTGCGCTTGGTTTCGTAGCCACGCTCGCCTTCCTCCGTGCGGGAGGCGTAGGATTCGATGTGCCCCTTCAGGTCCTCGCGAGACAGGCCGAACTTCGCTGCTACTTCATCGATGGGCTGCGTCCGCTTGCGGGCGGCCCAGCGGATGTCTTCAAACTCATCGGCATCCGGGTCCCAGACGATGTTGTCGATGGAGTCAAAGAACGACCCGGCGAACTTCACCTGCGATCCCGAAGGGGAATAGAGTTCGTGCCACCAGACGCCGGCACCCTTAATGAACGCCTCTTCCACCACCTTGCGAGAGTGGCCTTTGAGGTTCAGCTCGTTGGGGGTGTAGTTCAAATATCCTTCCAGCAACTGGGCGATCACCTTGCGGCGCTCCCACATCATCTGCTGCTGCTGAAGGCCCTGCTCGTACATCTGCCTCCCGGGGTCCGGCATCATCACCGGCTGGCCATCGGGCCCCATCACAGGACCCTCTGGACCCATCTGGGGAACCGGCTGCTGCGGGAAGATGCCCAGGAGAGCCGGGCCGACGATGGGGTACTCCTTCGGGCTGACCGTACGCTGCGGGTTACGGTGATGGATCACCGACGCAAACAGACGCACGGCCTCCCAGACACGGTTGATGCACAACCGGATCGGCGGGGCATCAATCCCCTTGTTGTAGCCCTTGTCCCCACGCGCGGTGGAGTCCTTCCACATGGTGTCAGGATCGCTGTCATAGAAGCCAAGAGCCTCGGCCGCATCATCGGCAAAGGGCTTCTTGTGCTTCTTGGCTAGTTCGATCTTCTTCAGCCAAGTGGCCACTATTGGGCGCAGGGGATTCTCGTCGGCCATCTAGGTTCTCCTATGGGATCAGTGTCCTAGCGGGCCTTTTTCCCCTCCAGGTCGGCCAGCTTCTTCTCCAGCAAGGCCACCTTTTCCGAGAGAATCGCATCCTTGCCTTTACGCAGGTCCCAGAAGCCGTATTCCTTCCAGGCCGGGAACTCCGCCACCCCTGGATCGGTGACGTGGTGGACGCTCGGACGCTCCACGCCACCGTAGCCAGGGGCGATGACCCAGAGCGTAAGCGTGCGGGACGAGACGGAGGTCACGATGCCCACGTTGGGCTCGGCACCTTCATGGCGGTAGTACTGGACAAAGTCACCCAGGTCGGCCTTCGGCATAGCAAAGTCGGTCATTTTCCAAATCCTTTCGGGGCTAGATACAACGCAGGGTCTTCGGACTCCCGCTGGCGGCGTTTCTTCTCGGACAGGTACTTCACCCACCACGGATCAGGACCATAGGTCTTCGGCGGGGCGTGGTACTTGGGCTCGTAGGCACAGAGGTATTCCAAGGATTGACAGGCGTGGACCTCGCCGCGGGTCTGCGGCTCATCCGTCACGTAGACCTGTCCGTTGACGGTGGTCGTCTTTTTTCGGTAGCGCCTCAGTTCCCTAAGAAGGTTGGGGCAGGAGCCTTCCAGGATTTTGAGTTTGGTCGTCCCGTCGCCGCGGATGTGCAGCATCTGACGGACCATCGCTGTGCGGGCCGGGATGTCGTCGGACCCAGGCATGAATCCAAAGCCGGATATCTGGGAGCGGCAGTTCCGCTTCTTCAGCTCCTCTGAATACAACTCATGGGGCAGTCGGCCCGACCCAAGGTCACGGAGCATGCCGCCGTGCATGTCCATGATGAAGTTGTAGAAGTGCTGGTCCTGGGCCTTCTCCCAGAAGCGCTCGCCAAAGATCAGGCTGTTGCACTGCCGGATATACAGTTCGTCGTAGATGAGCAGGAACTTCTCATCTGGCGGGACAGCGCCGAAGACGCACGCCATCACGGCATGGCCAGGATCGATGGCCACGTAGCGGGTCCAGTCGGGAGGCACCAGCCCGGCCGGCAGTTCCGATCTGGGGAGAATGTGGACCGACTGGTTGAACGTCGGGTACATGAGGGTGGATTCAGTCGTGAACTCACCCTCGGCACGCATCTTCAGTTCTTCTTGGCCAAGCGCGCTCCACCGCTCAATGTTCTTCCGCTTTTCCTCATCATCGATAAAGTCGTTATCCAAGAACCTGAACGTGAACTTGCGGATGATCGGATTCTCATCACCGTTCTCAATCGCCTTGTCGGCACGCTCGCACAGACCAATGAGCGCGTCGTTCTTGGAGTGCGGCATGGCTGCCCACACAAAGCGGCCTTTACGATCCGCCAGTCGGGCTTGGCACTCACCCACCCAACGCTCGTTGTTCAAATCCTCGTCCAGCCAAATAAAATCGGCCTGATAGCCCTGCGGAGGCTCGCCTTCAGAAGAGAAGCACCAGATGTTCCAGCCGTTGGTCAGTTCGACTTTGTTGAGATAGCCGGCGTTCTTCAGCACCCAGCTCATGTCTTTGATGAGCCGTGGCGGGATTAATGGCGGGGCTGGTTTGCTTTTAGACTTGTCGTCCCCCTTGCGCATGGAGCGCCACTCTCCCGTCTCTTCATCGCGGATGATTCGGAACGCCCCGGCTTTGAAGAGGATCGGATAGATGACAAGCCCGATGTGGGGCCAGTTGCGGCCGACGATGGCGAGGTTGCCGTCCTTCTCTGGATACTTGCCGTAGGGGTCTTGGCCCGTCACAGCGCGAGCCGCCTCCACGGCCACAGCCAGAGACTTACCACCTCGGTTACCACCCAGCACGATCCGTTCGCTCGCCATGCACTTGTGGAACTCTTCCTGATG